CAAACGGTGCGCCGCCCTTTTTATGTTGTTGTGGTTTATGAGATGCGTTGGGAGACGATTCGGATCACTTCGCAGCGACGGAGTATTCTATCACACGTTGGTATAGCAGCTCACACACTCGACATGACTTCCGTTGTCCAAACGTAAATCCATATCATTTTCAATGATAGGCAGTCGGAATTTGATAGATTTGAGCCACTGGCCGTTGGGCTGACGCTCTGGGTAGATTTGAATTTCAGAGATCAGATGTTCCATCAGCTTTTTGCGTTCAAGGGGATCCATAACATTGTAGAGCTTTTCAAAACAGGTGAGAACTTTGTAGATGTTATCGCCTGTGATTTTATCCGCTTCGATCGCCTGCTTCTTTGCACGGGCTTCCATCAGATTGTTCTCGGCTTCTTCGATTTTATCGTACATCCTATAAAGCCGCTCGTCAAGGTCGGATTTTCGCATGATATAGTGACGGTCATCTGGGTCAAGGGTGTCGATCTCCTCCATGATCTTGGACTTGACGGAGTAATACTGCCGCAGCTGTTTTTCAGCGGCTGCAATTTCTTGTTCGATGGCGGTGGTGTCTACTTTGCTGTTGATCTTCTCCTGCATCATAGCGGCAAACTGGGGGTTGCTGACCAGCTTGATGATGACTTCCACCACAGCGTTGTCGAGAATTTCTTCCTGAATCTGCTTGTTGAAATCGCATTTTTGCCCACGCTGCATCTTGCGGTGCTTGCAGCTGTAATAAGAGAAAGATTTATAGGGTGTGCCATCTTTCTTTCGTTTGGTGCATTTGTTGCTGTACATTCCAGCACCGCAAACGGGGCACTTGACAAGTGTGGATAATAAATGCGCCTGTTCCGTTTTGCTGCGGTTGACTGGTTCGTATCGTTTGGATTGCGCCAACAGCTTGACCTGTGCAGCGTTCCACAATTCTTCCGATACGATGCCCTCGTGCAGGCCATCCACCAGCAAATAATTCTCCTGTGGAACCTGATGATATTCGTTCCGGGTGCCGTGAATTTTTTCAAGTTTGCGGCGACCAAAGGCAATCTTTCCGCAGTAGACGGGGTTTTTCAGAATGGCACGAATCAATGTTGCACTGAAAAGGGGAGAGGTGCCGTTTTGACGGGCGAGTTTCTGAAAGCCGTGGGTCTCCAGATATTTGGAAAGACCATTTGCACCCGTGTCTGTGTTGACGTATTGCTCAAAAATCGTGCGAATGGCAGGGGCTTCGTCCTCGTTGATTTGCAGCACACCGTCAACCAAACGATAGCCATAAGGCGCAAAACCCCCGTTCCAGCGGCCTTCTCGTGCCTTCTGGATGCGTCCTTCCATGGTTTGGACACGGATGTTTTCGCGCTCGATCTCTGCAACAGCAGACAGAACGGAGATCATCAGCTTGCCCGCGTCCTTGGAGGAATCAATGCCATCTTCCACGCAGATCAGGTTCACACCAAAATCTTGCATGACCTGCAAGGTAGACAGCACATCAGCGGCGTTACGGCCAAAGCGGGAGAGCTTGAACACCAACACATAGGCAACGCCATCCTTGCCGGATTTGATGTCCTCCATCATCCGGCAGAAAGAAGCACGGCCTTCAATGGATTTGCCCGATTTACCTGCATCCTCGTATTCGCCGATGATCTGGTAGTCGTTGAAGTCTGCATAGGCTTTCATGCGAGCTTTTTGTGCATCCGGTGAGTAGCCATCGATCTGCATAGCCGTAGAAACACGGGTGTAAATGTAAACCTTTGTCTTTTCCTGTGACATAAAAACCTCACGAAACGGTTATTTCTTGCCTGCTTTCTGCTCCAGAAACTTAATGGAATCCAGATAATCCTGCTCCACATCGCTGAGGGTTTTAGCCTTATATTTCCGATATTCGGTAGTAGCCTTGTCCACTGCCTGCTTGTGGGTCACACTGCCATTGCCAACAAGTAGCTGCTCGCCGCTCATGGTTAAAATACGGTCAAGGTGGTTTGCCCAATCCTGCATTGTCATGGGCTGTTCACGTTCTGCCTGACGTTCTGCGAAATCCAGATAACCGGAAACCAACTGCCCCATAGCACGAAGCTCTTTCTCGTTCAGATAATTTTTGGCAATAGTAGCTTCTCGTAAGGTGGGTTGATTTCCTACAAAAGTGGTCAGACCCATAAATTCCTTTTCGGCATCTGCACGGTTGTAAATGACCTCAGCGGCAGTCTGACCGTGGATGGCATAATGAATTTTATTCTGAACTTTTTTGAAGAACTGGACGGAGATTTCTGCTTTTGGGTCGTAGTCAATGCTGGTTGCATAGATCTCCAGAACCTGACGGTAGAACACTTTTTCGGAAGCACGGATGTCGCGGATACGTTCCAACAGTTCTTTGAAATATCCACCGCCGCCCAGATTTTTCAGGCGTTCGTCATCCAACGCAAATCCTTTGCGCATATATTCTTTTAGAATACCCGTTGCCCAGATGCGGAACTGTGTGCCGCGTTTGGATTTGACACGATAACCGACGGAAATGATGACATCGAGATTGTAGAACTCGACCTGATAGGTCTTTCCGTCTGCGGCAGTTGTTGCAAATTTTGCAACAACTGCATCTCGGTCAAGCTCACCCTCTGCAAAGATGTTTTTGATATGGCGAGAGATCGTGGATTTATCGCGTTGGAACAAATCGGCCATCTGGTCAATGGAAAGCCAAACGGTATCCCCATCAAAGGTAGTATCGATTTTGGTCAGACCATCTTCTGTGGTGTAAATGATGATAGAATTATTGGGAGAGTCATCTGGACGATTCATTTTAAGCACCTCGTTCAGTGTATGTAATACAGTGGAAGGGGAGACCTTACCACTGTGTTGGGACAAGCATTACAAGAATATTATATCATGCTGCAAGAGCGGTATCAACAGTATCTTGTCGATTTTCGTTGGTTGTTGATGATACTGTGTTGTCTATTTCCAAGATCGAATCAACCGTTGCCATCTTTTCTCCTGGCTCACGAATGGTCTGGAGTTCGGTGCAGCGCTTTCCCGATGAAATAAAAGGTCGATTCTCCGAGAGTGAATCAGCCGTTTGGATCTTCGATGTGGCAGCAGTAGAGAAATTGCGTTCGGTGACCTTGGAAAGCAATTCTGAATTTTCATAGGTGTCTGCACTATCGTCTGGTTTACCGTTTAACTTTTTCTCTCGCCACGTTGATACCACGGTGGGCAATGCTTCTGTGGGAGTTCCACGGATAATGGTAGCCTCTCGCTGGGATAGCTTAAGTTTGCCGGATAAGATTTCTTCCTGAATGCCGGGGCAGTATTTTTCCATCAGCTCAACAGTTTTCATGAATTGCTCGGCACGAATTACAAAAGAGGAACTTACATTATTTTCTTTGGCGATTCGTTCAGTCGTGTTTTCTACCGGTGGCAAATTGTCAATTTGACAGTTTGCCACCTGCGTGTACTGATTGCCATGGTTTCCCCCACGAGTGGATTTTTCAGAGTGATACTGCTTTCCAATCAGAAACTTTTTCTGCTCGGGTGTCAGATTCCGACGACCCAGCTGATGTTTGCAGATCCATGCCAGAACATCTTCACGGGTTTCGCAGGTGCAGGAGATCGAACGGGTGGTATAAGGAATTTCCGGGTGCTGCTGGAGAATCTTATAGCGATTATGGCCATCAACAAGAATGTTGCCCCAGACGATCAGGGGAGACAGGACTTCTCCCTCTGAAAGGATGTTTTCTTCCAGTTGCTGAAATTCTTCATCGGTCAATGCAGGAATCTGAGATTGAAATTCGGAGTCGATGATAAATTCAAACTTGTTTTTCTTCATGGGCAAAATCTCCTTTCAAAAATTTATTGGTAGTTCAGCCGTTATCCCCGCATGGCTTTCCTGCCCCCTTCCGGCGGCGTCTTCCGGCTCTCCCTTGCGGGGTCATGGCCGGGTATCCCATGCAGACGGTCATTCGGTTCTCAAGGTTCGATGAAGGCTTGTAGAAAGCATATCACAATCAAACAAGTGTTTTTAGGACGTATCAGGTCCGGTTTTGAGTGGGTAAACCGGACATAGTAGGTCCGGTTCTTGTGAACTGCTCTGGACAGAGCATACCATAAAATTGCTCGATTTTTTAGGAAGTGATACTTCCGCTTTTTGCCTTCAAAACCGGAAGTAATAGTTCCGGTTTGATGCAATATTGAATGAATCAACGCCGATTTTCATAGAACAAATTTTTCTCCAAGAAAATTTGCTTATTCGGTATCAGCGGAAACGTGTAGCCAGCGCAATTTTGTGCTGAATATCGGGTTTGGGCGAAGCTCAACAAGCGTTTTTGAAGTTGGATTTGAAAAATCTGATTCAAAAATTGCGAGGCGGTACCAACTCGCCCTGTTTGCTGCGGTTGCAAACTCGAAAATTTTTGTGCAGAAAAATAACCGCCCGCTTCAAGTTGAACTTGAAAACGGACGGTCCTGATTGCAAAATAATTTTCAAATTTGGAAGTCGCGTTGAGAGGCTTCATAGCGCTCGCAAGCAATGCAGACGTATATACATCTGCTTATTTTGCGTTGCAAAA